CGGTCCTAATAATCTTTTGTTCAACATAAAGACCAGCAGCTTTACCTCTTGCAACTTCAGCATTAACAGCAGCACTCCATGCTTTTGATTCTCTTGCATTGTCTCTTAATTTTGCAAGTTCAGATATGTGTCTTTCAAATGTAACATCATATTTCTTTTGATAATCATCTCTAAGTTTTCCAATATATTGAACTACTAATGGATATGCTTTTGGATTCTGTAATTTACTAGCTGATACAACTGCGGCGTCAGGAGAATATCCTGCAGCAATAGCACATTCGGTTGCAGTCTTTCTGCCTTCGTTTGTAACTAGTTCGTATGCAAATTTCATTTGCATTTCTGTTAATTTTTTTGGTAAACCCATACTAGACATTTAAGGTAATTTTAGGTATAAATCAAGGCGATACTATTTTTAGTTTTAGTGTCATTGACTCCAAAAATGATCTGGGGTTGGCTTACGAGAAGATGAAAGATTTTTACCTTCGGATACTGAGCCCCAGGTTAAAAAAAGAAAAAAGAAATGATTAGTGGCAAATTATTTAGACAAGTATTAGATAAATTTTTAAAAGGAAGTTCTGTTGCTAAGGAAGCAAGAGTACAAGTTTGTTTACCCAATGGAGAATTGTATGACGTTGTAGGCATTCAATTAATGGAAAATAAATTACTTGGTTCACGTGAAACTCATAGAATTATGATTACGATTGACAAAGAAAAATGGTCAATGGGCAAAGTAATGAGAAAGATGTAATTACCTTGAAACCTGAATCAAAATTTTGGCAAAAAGTTAAAAAGTCAATGCCAGAAATATCTTTTACAAGGCTAGAAAATTTAAGTGGTTTTGGCACTCCAGATCTATTGGCATATAATAAAAATGGAACATTTTTTACTGTTGAGCTGAAGGTAAGCACAGCTAATTCAGTTCGACTTTCACCACATCAAATCAGCTTCCATGTAAGGCATCCACAGCATTCTTTCATTCTAGTCCTCGACACTCGCCTCTCGCTTCCAAAACTTTATGAAGGCACTCGCTGCTTGCAGCTTGTCGCTTGTGGCTTGAAGCTTGCGGCTTGCCGCTCGGGGCTAGATTCTATCTACGATTATTTCCAAAGCTTGTAGCTTGTAGCTTGCGGCTTGAGGCTTGTTGCTTGCTGCTTGCGGATCATGACGCTTGTTGCTTGCTGCTTGTGGCTCGAAGCAGGGTTAATAAAGGGGCCATGTTAGTGTTTACCATATGCAACATTGGGAATTGACTTGTCCCAGCATGCCCTGCAATCTAAGCATTTATTATCTTGCTCGGCTGCAGGACATGTTTTATTTTCAGTAACTACGCTGGAGGTATAAGGCCAGAAAGAAGACGGTTGACCGTCAATCTTTGTTGCTGAAATTCTAATAATCAAGTTATCCGGGACCTCTTCAGGCTTCACCTGTTTCACGATGCCAGCTTCGCGCGTGGGTAACCAGTGTTTAACGCCAGGAGTTAACTTGCAAACTTCAAATATTTTACGTAGGTGATCAATACTCTGGATATCTCCTGAGTCATGCCATCTAAACCATTTTGACTTGTGGCGTAAGATCTGCATCGCCATAGCTTTGGTCCATAACTCATGCTCAATTGATTTTAATCTTTTATATTGCGCTTCCTGTACATTAGGAAATACATAACAGCCTTTAAGAGCGTAACATCCGCTGCATACCGTGCCTTCAACTTTAGCAAGCTTCGATCCTGTTTTGCATTCCTTAGCTGGTATCCCGTAGCTCCAGCCTGGCATTTTAGAAGGCTTAGAGAGCGTCCCTGTTATATTATCTAATTCTGTTACTTTCATATGTCTCTGTTATCTTAATTTTTTCTTTTTGAAATGCGACAAATTGTCGCGGCTTGTTGCTTGCGGCTTGTCGCTTGCAGCTTGTGGCTTGTTGCTTGCGGCTTGTGGCTTAAAGTGAAAGTCGAAAGCCCGCAGCGTGGCCGGGGTTAATTCATACATGTGGAACCCTGGCTCTGTGCCAGGGACCTTCTTAAAGCCTAATTTTTTAAGTTTATTCATTGCGTTCTTTCTCCCATTTTTTAGATAGTTCCTCACTACGTTTCATTTCTTTCTGGATGAGATGTAATATCTCAGCCATCGTTTTATTTAACCGTGCTAACTCTAACGCTATTTGTTCCATATTATACCTTTCATTGTTTATATATCCTATATTATCCTACTATTATCTTAATGTCAAGCGCTTGTTGCTTGCTGCTTAGCCCAGGCGCATTATATAATTGTTGGAACAGATAATATGTGCGCCTGGATGTGCACAACTAGCGGTGGCAAACGACCCAGACCGCTAGTTGTAATAATCGGTAGTCATCCGATTTAGTATCTAGAGTGATTAATCAATTTATAAGACCGTGTCTCTAGATATGTCCTATATAATCCTATTGACAGTAATGTCAAGGTATAGTAAAAAATAATTCTAACAAACATAAAGGTATAATATGACACAAAGCAAGTTAAGACTAAACACCGACATAAGAAAAAAAATTGGCAGTTTAATTCTTTCTCATTTTGAGAATGAAAAAACTCCAGCATTAGAAAACTATAAAACAGCTAAAGAGGATATAACTACTGCATACAATACAGCTTTTAAAATTGCTAGTAATGTAGTTGGTAGAGCATACCCTAAAAATGATGTTGCAACACTACAATCTTTCAAAAAGAAATATGGTAATGCTTGTGATGTTGTGGCTAAGGACAGTTGCTTTTATTTTGCCAATACAGAAATGCCATTAGAAAATGAGAGAGAAAATAATGAGCATTTTGATTTTAAATTGGACGCAAATATGAGTGGACGATTTGATAGTATGGATTTTGGTATTGCATATTATCGAGATGAGTTAAAAGGTGCTGGTATCAACCCAGAAATAACTATCCAAAACAAAACACAAGATAATCGTAGCAACCCACATTGGACGCAAGAAACTGATAAGATTAAAAAATTTCTTGGGTATCAAAATGAAGATGGAATATATGCACAATGGAAAGACAAATATAGTTTAGATGTAATTGGAACTAGCTATTGTCGTTCAAGAACTATTCCTTGTTCAGCTAACGAGTTTGACCAAATGAGAGCATTTAAAAATGCTAGACAAGTATTTGTTCAATCTCATTACACTTGGGCTGAAGCAATCCAAAAAGATATGCGAGATATAACTTTAGGACTTAAAGACTATAAGTATGTATCGGACGCAATCGAGTTGTGTGGTGCTTTAGGTTTAGATATTAATGAGAATGAACTGCAAAGAACTGCTGGGGTATCTCTTACTATCTATCAACCAGAAAACTTGGCTAGTCTTATTAAGTCAAGACGAGCAAAGCAAGACAACAAATCTGTTATTGCTCAATTTAAAAAGGCAAGACAATCTGCAGTTGCAGTAAATTAATACTTGACTTGAGGGATAGTATATCCTATACTATCCCTCATAACTAACTAGAAAGGTATAATATGTTTAATTTAAAACAAGGAACTAAATTCAATATCACTTTCTTTGCTAAGAAATATGGAAAGTATATTACTCGCGCTGGACTATGGAATGAGAAATCAGTTGAGAAGTATTGTAAGCACAACATAGAAAAGCTTTTTACTTTTTATGACTTAGACGCAGAAAGATATACTACTGCGACTGGAGATATAACTGTTGTACCAAAAGGAGATAATTAATATGAAACATATTTGCCAAGGACCATTCTGTCATACCTACGATACTCAGTCACGCGTGCGAGGAGTGAAAGGCTCTAAGGTGCTGCGCACTCGCAATGCAAGATACGATTTACAAGATAATAGATACAACGATAGTGAATGGGTGCAGCTTTGGGAGTTTTATTTCTGTGATGAACGATGTATGAATAATTGGTTGAATGAACATATGACTCAGATAATGAACTATGTTGGTATCAAAACTAAACCACAAGAGAGCCCAATAAATATTGTACAAGAGACAAGAACTAATTGGACAGGTAATCCATACACAGTTACAACTATAAAGTTATTGTCAGAACAATCTAACAATGATAGTATCAATGCATAACTAACAGAAAGGTATATATGACTAAACCACTACACGTTATAAACTACGAGGGAAAACAATATCGCATCCCATTCGATCTTGATCTACAAATAGATAAGGATCAAGTGATTGATGTGCCGAATAGATTTACAGGAGAGAGGGCATCATTGCCTTGGTTTGCTGTTGCTGTGTATGATCTGATCATGGGAGCTGAAAGGTTCGAGGACTATGAGACAGTGCAACAGGGATTAGATTGGTTCAGACAATACTTTCCTAAACAATACATGACATTACTAGACTGATAGTTCCAGTCACTCGCGGCTAGTAGCAGGTCACGGGCTACTAGCTTCGAGCACTTGGGACTTAGGGGTCCCTACACTTCTTGAATCAACTTTAATCTTATAAGCTTAATTACCCCTTTTTAAAAAGGGGTCCCGAAGGTTGGCCTTTAGCGCTTGATTTAGACTTATATAAGCTGTAAATACTTTGGAGGTTCCAAAATTAATCCTAAAAAATTTTGCAGAAAATTTTTATGAAACTGACTTTAGAAAAATTTAATTTATTACCACCTGATATTCAAAAAGAATTTATTGAAGCAGGTATGCTTGCAAAACAAAAAAGAAAGTTTGAAAGAATCAATACTGACTTCATGTCTTTTGTTAAACATGTTTGGCCAGAATTTGTTGAAGGTGAACACCATAAAATAATAGCAGAAAAATTTAATCTGATTGCTGAAGGCAAATTAAAAAGATTAATTATTAATATGCCACCAAGGCATACGAAGTCTGAGTTCTCTAGCTTCTTGCTTCCAGCTTGGATGATCGGGAAACGACCTAAACTTAAAATCATTCAATCAACACACACCACAGAACTTGCGGTAAGATTTGGACGTAAGGCTAAGAACTTAATGGACTCTCCTGAATATAAACAAGTGTTTGAAACAAGACTTAGAGAAGATTCACAAGCTGCTGGTAAATGGGAAACAGAACAAGGTGGCGAGTATTATGCAGCGGGTGTTGGATCAGCAATCACTGGTCGAGGTGCAGATCTATTAATTATTGATGACCCACATTCTGAACAAGATGCTATGAACATAGATGCTATTGAGCGTGCTTATGAATGGTATACATCAGGACCTCGTCAGCGTTTGCAACCTGGTGGAGCAATTGTATTAGTTATGACAAGATGGAATACAAAAGATTTAACAGGTGCATTACTTAAAGCACAAGGTGAAACTAAATCGGATAAGTGGGAGCTTATAGAATTTCCTGCAATCATGCCTTCAGGTAAACCTGTATGGCCACAGTTTTGGAAGTTAGAAGAATTAGAAGGAGTTAAGTCATCTATCAGTTTACAAAAGTGGAATGCACAATGGATGCAAAACCCAACTTCAGAAGAAGGTGCAATTATTAAACGTGAATGGTGGCGCGAGTGGACGCATGATTATATTCCACCATTAGAACATGTTATACAATCTTATGATACTGCATTCATGAAAAAGGAAACAGCAGATTATTCAGCAATAACTACATGGGGAGTATTTCATTTAAACCAAGATTCAGGACCTCAATTAATATTATTAGATGCTGTTAAAGATAGATTTGAGTTTCCAGAACTAAGGCGTGTTGCATATGAGCAGTATAAATATTGGAATCCTGAAACAGTTTTAATTGAAGCTAAAGCTTCTGGACTGCCATTAACTTATGAATTGCGAAAAATGGGGATCCCTGTTATAAACTATACACCTTCAAAGGGTAATGATAAACATACCAGAGTTAACTCTGTAGCACCTTTGTTTGAATCGGGTCAGATATGGGCACCGGTTGATAAAGAGTTTGCACAAGAGGTAATTGAGGAATGCGCGGCTTTTCCTTATGGAGACCATGATGACCTTGTGGATTCCATGACTCAAGCTGTAATGAGATTTAGACAAGGTGGATTTGTGGATCATCCCGATGACTTTATGGACGAACCAACTCCCCACACAACCAAAGAGTATTACTAATGATGAATTTATTTGAAATGTTACAAGCGATATTCGGTAAGAATATTATGTCAAGAACAATAGGTACTCGAACAAATGTTATTAAATTTCCATCTAATAAAAATAATCCAACTACAACTTCATTTGATGTTGCTAGGGCTTCAGAGAATCCCGCGTTAATAGAAAAACTTAAAAAGATTATAGCAGATGAAGCTCCCTACATTGCTAAGATGAATGATTCTGAAAAAGCTATCTATGAAGGCAATGTTAGACGATTACATGATCATCTTGTATCAACTGGAGAAATTAAACCACAAGTAAGTGCCGAGGTAATAGGAATTGGAGACAAGCAGCCAGTGACTGGAAAAGGATTAGAAGATTTAATTCAAACACAAGGAACAGTAAATCCTCCAACAACATTGGCAGGACAAGTTGAACAACAAGGAAAAAAATTAGAAGGCCTTG